ATAAAGGCAAAAGCAAATCTGAAGCAGTAGCTTTAGGCAGAAGATATTTGAGGGCATATCAGAATAAGAAAAAGTAGTGGAATACTTCGCTATATTTTTCTTAATGATATTTAATGGGGAAGATTACAGACCCATATTTTTAAAGATGGAAGATAATAGAACATTCCAAACTTTAGAAGATTGTATTAATTTTGCTGATAAACAAGCAGTTTTAATTATAGAAACTTTAAACGAACAAGGTATATTATATAAGGATTTGATGTTCAAATGTGTGGAAGAAAGAAAACAAGAAATATGATAGATGCAAGCCAAAGAGGTAGTCATGACTTGGAAAAAATTATTTATGAACTTAAAAAAGAAATAGATAGATTAAACGAAGAAGTCCAAGCAAAACAAATACAAATAAATCTATTAGAAGAATCAATTAACAAAAAATCAGAATAATTTTAGTTATGGCTTTTAGCAAACCACAACTAGCTGTATATACTTGTCCAAATAGATTCAGAGTTCTTATAACTGGGAGAAGATTCGGAAAGACTCATCTAGCCATGTATGAGTTATTAAGATTTGCAAGTCGCAAAGCCAATTCAAAGATATTCTATGTAGCGCCTACTTATAGAATGGCTAAAGAAATTATGTGGAAGCAATTAAAGAAAAAAGTAACTGAGCATAAATGGATTAAATATGCCAATGAAACAGAATTATCTTTAACCCTTAGGAATGGAAGCCAGATAAGTTTAAAAGGCGCAGACAAGTCTCCTGATAATTTAAGAGGAGTAGGATTAGATTTTTTACTACTTGACGAATATGCAGATATTCCTTTTGAAGCATGGTCAGAAGTATTAAGACCAACAATTTCAGACCGCCATGTAACTGGAAATGTTTTATTTGTAGGAACGCCTAGAGGATTTGGAAATTGGTCTTATGAGATATATCAGAAGGGATTAGGCTCTGACCCTGAATGGAAATCTTTTAAATTCACAACCTTAGATGGCGGACAAGTAGACCAAGATGAAATTGACCAAGCTATGAAAGATTTAGATGAAAGAACATTTAGACAAGAGTATATGGCTAGCTTTGAAACTTATAGTGGCGTTGTTTATTATAACTTTAATAGAGATGAGAATGTTAGAAAATGCAATTATGACAAAGATGCAATTATTCATGTTGGGCTAGATTTTAACATTGACCCAATGAGTGCTTGCCTATTCCATATTAAGAATGGAATCATAGAAGTATTTGATGAAATAGTGATTTATAGTTCAAATACTGACGAATTCATTGATGAATTGCTATCAAGATATAACAAGAATAAAATCATTATTTATCCTGACCCAGCTTCAAGGCAACGCAAAACATCTGCCGCCGGCAGAACCGATTTAACAATCTTGCAAAATGCCGGATTTATTGTTAAATGTAAATCTACTCATGCTTTAGTAAGAGATAGAATTAACTCTGTGAATTCTAAATTAAAAGCATTTGATGGAAAGAGAAGTATTTTCATAGATGCTTCTTGCAAAACTTTGATTAATAGTTTAATGAAGCAAATTTACAAAGAAGGAACAACGCAACCTGAAAAAAATAATGGGTATGACCATATGACTGACGCTTTAGGGTATGCAATAGAATTTTTATTTCCAATTACTTCTAATCTTCCAAAATCACAACCTAAGAGATTTTCATAATGCCATATTCAAGACAAGAAATAGAAAGTCAGCACTCTCAATATCAAGGAATGATTATGAGATGGGAATATTTTATTCGCTCATATTTGGGTGGAAAAGAATACAAAGATGGAAAATTCTTGCAGCAATATAAATTAGAATTAGAAAATGAATTTTCAGATAGACTTGCTTATACTCCATTAGACAATCACTGCCGAAACATTATCCATATTTATTCAAGCTATCTATTTAGAGTATTACCAACTAGAGAATTGGGCATATTAGAAAATGACGCAACAGTTCCTTATTTCTTAGATGATGCAGATTTAGAAGGAAGAAGTTTTGATGCTCTAATGAGAGAAGTTCAAAATTATGCTTCTATCTATGGTCATTGTTGGGTGCTAGTTGATAAGCCATCAACTAATGTATTCACTAGAGCAGAAGAATTAGAACAAGGAATTAGACCATATCTAAATATCTATACTCCTGAGAATGTTTATGATTGGCATTATTCAAGAAGCGACTCAGGATATTATGTTTTAGATTTTTTAAAAATTAGAGAATCAATAGATGATAGCGGAGAATATTTTAAATTATGGTATCTTGATAAAATTGATACAGTTTTTGTTTCATCAAAGAATAGAGATGAGCCAAAATTAATTGAATCAGTACCAAATCCTATTGGAAGAATTCCAGCAGTTGTAGTTTATAATCAAAGAAGTCCAATGCGTGGTATTGGAGTATCTGATTTAACTGACATAGCTGATTTACAAAAAGCAATTTACAATGAACTATCTGAGATTGAACAAATTATTAGAATATCAAATCACCCATCATTAGTTAAAACAAGGGATACTGATGCTACTGCCGGCGCAGGCTCAATCATAGAAATTCCTGACAACATTGATGCAAACTTAAAACCTTATATCTTACAACCAAGTGGAAGTAATTTAGATGGCGTATTAAAATCTATTGAGCATAAAGTTGATGCAATAAATAGATTATCTCATGTTGGCGCAATTAGAGCGACTGGAGAAAGAATACAATCAGGTATTGCATTAAGAACTGAGTTTCAATTATTAAATGCTAAACTTGCTGAGAAAGCAAAACTTATGGAAGTTGCTGAAGAACAAATTTGGAGACTTTATGCTATGTGGCAAGAAGAACAATTTGATGGCAAAATAACTTATCCAACTTCATTTGACATTAGAGATTGGGCTACTGACTTAGAATTATTACAACAAGCAAAAGCAAGCAATATTAAATCATCTACTTTCAACAAAGAACTAGATAAACAAATTGCAAGAACAGTAATTGATGATGATGAGACATTAGTTGTTATTGATTCTGAGATTGAGCAAAATACACAAGCACTAGGAGAATTTCCACAGCAACCAATAACTTTACCAACAGTTTAATGTGGCAACTCTTTTACAAGAACTTCAGGCAATAAGAGCAAACGCAATAACCTCATTAGAGAATAAGCAACAAGAATTATTAATCAAAGCATTACAACAATTAGAAAACAGAGTTGTTGAAACTGCATTTAATCTTCCTAATAGAAATGGAATATTATTTGATACTAGGCTTGCAATAGAGATTAGACCAAAATTACAGCAGGCAATAGAAGAATTGTATTTAACTAAAGTTCAAACATTCATAAATGATTATGATAAGATTGCTGCTAACATTGTTGCGACTTATGGCAAGTTGCCAATTCCTGCTGAGTTTAAACAAATAACAGAAATAGATTTGCAAGTAATACAACAGCTTAAAAAATTATCATTTAGTCAATTTCAAAGTCTAGGAAATGAATTTGCAAATACTTTAGCCAACGAAGTTTATCAATCTACTTTAACCGGCAGACCAGTCGCAGAAATGATACAAACTTTGCGAAGCAAAATAAATGGCATCTATCAGCAATCAGATAATAAAAAAGCACAAGAGTTAGTAGATTATATAGCAAACAATCCTAATGGCGCTGAAGTTGATACTGCTGTTAGTGAATTACAAACAATCTATGGTAGAGATAGACTAGGAGATAACCTTAATAGATATGCAACTCAAATAGTTCAAGATTCTTTAATGGGTTTTGATGGACAATTTGCCAAATATAGAGCCGACCAATTAGGATTAACTAGCTATGTTTATTATGGTTCATTAGTGCGAGATAGTAGGGAATTCTGCATAGAAAATGCTAATAAGATATTTACTGAAGAAGAAATAAGGGACAAATGGGCAAATGAAACTTGGCAAGGCAAAGCACAAGGAGACCCTTTTGTAGTTAGAGGTGGTTATAATTGCAGGCATCATTTCCAACCAGTCAATCCTGACTGGGGTAAAATCAACGAAGATGGCACTTTTGAATATACTTTAGAATAATAATTGCATTTTTACCACACTACTGATATTTGAGTAATATTAATCAAGAAGGAGAACAAAAAATGAACGACCAAGTAAAAAAAGAGTCGGTTGAGAATACAGCAACTCAAGAAAAAGCTGGAGAAACAAAAGTTTCTGAAACTCAATCTGAGAACAAAGTCTTTACTGAAGAACAAGTAGAGAACATAGTACAAAGAAGATTAGATAGATTTAAAAAATCTGTATCTAATAAACTTGATGGCATTGATATTGAAGAAGCCAAAAAGTTGATTGAAGAAAAGAAACAAAAAGAAATAGAACTCGCAAAACAACGAGGCGAGTTTGATAAAGTTTTGAAAGAAACTGTGTCAAAGAAGGACAGCAAGATTATGCAGTTGGAATCTGAATTATCTAAAATCAGAATAGACGAAACATTAGTCAATATAGCTAGTGGACTGAAAGCTGTTAAGCCAGCAGAAGTTAAACAGTTATTAAGAAATAGTGTTCGTTTGAGTGAAAATGGGACAGTTGAAGTTATCAATGATAATGGAACTCCTAGATATTCAGAAAAAGGCGAGCCAATGTCAGTAAGTGAATTGGTAAGCGAATATTTAAAAAACAATCCACACCATGTTACTGCGACACCATCAGGTGCAGGTAGCAAAGGTCAGATTGGTGGGGCAACACCAAAGCCTTTAAATATTGGTGCTTTGGACTTGAGCAAACCTGAAGACAGAAAATTATATTCTGAATACAGAAAGCAAAGAGACCAGAGTGTTTTTAAAATTAAACCAACAATATAAAATAGGAAAATAAAACTATGGCAAACGAAACAACGAGTTCTACACTTTCAGAACTCTTCGTAAATATAACTCAAGAAGCTATATTTACATTCCAAGAGACTTCAGTAATGAGACCTCTTGTAACTGTATACCCAATAAGTGGTTCAGGAAAAACTGTTGAAGTACCAGTGTACCCAACAGTAAGTGCAGCAGCAGTAAACGAAGCTACTGACTTATCAAACACAGCAGTAAACCCAACATCAGCTACTATCACAGCTAGCGAAGTTGGCGTGATGACTACATTAACAGACCTAGGCAGAGATTCTGCATCTAGAAATGTAGCTGCTGACATTGGAAAATTATTCGGAGAAGCATTAGCTAAAAAAGTTGATACTGATTTAGTTGGACTTCTAGATGATTTTGCATCAGCTAATGACCAAGGTGGAGCAGGAACAGAATTAACAGCTGACTTGCTTTTCAAAGCACAAGCAATTTTAAGAAGTGCTAATGTACCAGCACCTTATTATGGTGTGTTTCACCCTAAAGCAGTTTTCAATTTAAAGAAAACTCTTACTCAAGCTGGATATGGCACATCTTCATACGCTATGTCAGAAATCGGAAATGAAGCATTAAGAAACGGATATATTGGCAAAATTGCTGGTATTGATGTATTTGAAAATGCTAACATTTCTATTGATGCTTCTGATGATGCTTATGGTGCAGTATTCCACCCAGCTTCATTAGGACTTTGTATTAAGGAGGAAATTAAAATCGAGACTCAGCGTGACGCAAGTTTGCGTGCCACGGAAGTTGTAGGCTCAATCGTTTATGGAACAGGTGTTATCAAAGACACTTTTGGTGTTACTGTTCTTACAGACGCAGCTTTATAATTAAACTTAGGTGGGGTGTAAAAGCCCCACCACTTAAATATTATGGCAAATTTTTCTACTGATTCAGATTTAACATTTTACCAACCAGATATTTTAACATTTGGAATAGCTAATTTTACTTCTCCAAATGACTACCATGCACAAGCAAGAGCAGATATTGAAAGAGATTTAAGAATAAAATGGTTTCCAGTTTATGCAAAGGAAACTTATAGAGATATAGCAATATTAAATACAACAGAAATGGACGCAACTTTATTAACTGATGCACAATTTAAAAGAGCATCTGTATTTAGAGTCATAGGTTTTTATGCTTGTCCACAACTTACTAAATTTAACTCAAATGATAACCCAGATAGATTTCAAGTTATGATGAAACATTATCAACAAATGTATGCTGATGAATTTGAATCTATTTTAAGAGATGGTGTTGAATATGATGCTGATGATTCTAATACAATCGCTGATGCAGAAAAAGCGCCTTATCATAGATTAAAAGTTATCAGATGAAAATTACAGTTCAAGACAACACACTCCAAGTTGCCAAGAACTTTGAAAAACAAGTTAGAGAGCAGCCATTAATAGTTAAGACTGCATTAGGAAGAACTGCTGAATTTGTTATGGGTATTATTAAACAAAGAACTGGCAGAGGAATTGGCGCAGATGGTTCTAAGTTTCCAGCTTATACTCAAGCCTATAAAGATTTTAGAATTAAAGCCGGCAGACAAGTTCAATATCCTGATTTAAACTTTTCTGGTCAGATGCTATCAAGCATGACACAAAAATCAGAGCCCAGTTATGCAATTATATTCTTTGCTAATAAATTCCAAAATATAAAAGCTGTTGGAAATCAAGCTAAGAGAAAATTCTTTGCAATAGGCTCTAGAGAAGCTGAACCTATTATGAATGTATTTATGAAAGAATATAACAAATTAAGTATTATTAAATGAGCAAACGAGAAGATATAGCCAGTAATATAATTACAGTTTTAACTGCTGTAACTAATCCAATCACATTAAAAAAAATAACTAGGCAACCATTTAATGTTGATGAATTATCTGAACAACAATATCCAGCTGTATTTATACAATCAGGAAATGAAGTTCGTTCAGATATTACTATTTTATCAGCAAATATTACAAGGCAAGCAACAGCAGATTTCGTAATTGTTGGATTTGTTAAAGGCACATCTAGCAATATTGACACAAAGCGAAACGAACTCATAACAACCATTGAATCTGCATTAAATAATGATAGAACAAGGGGTGGTTATGCGAAAGATACCCAAGTCATAGAAATTTCTACTGACGAAGGCGTCTTATACCCAATCGGTGGTATTAGAGTTGTAGTGAGAGTTTTATATCACTTCACTTCTGGTACACCATAAACAAAAACAAGGAGAAAAAAACATGGCAACACATACTGGCTCAGAGGGACTAATTAAAATTGGTGCAGATACTTTGGGCGAATTAAGAAGTTACTCTCTTGAAACAACTGGAGATACTATTGAAGATACTTCAATGGGAGATTCTGCTAGAACTTATAAATCTGGCTTAACTGCATGGAGTGGAACAGCATCATTATATTTTGATGAAGCTGATACTGCTCAAACTGCTTTAACAGTTGGTTCATCAATCACAATCAAAGTTTATTTTGAAGGTGCTTCATCAGGAGATAAATTCTATGAAGGAACAGCAATAGTTACTGGACAATCTGTTAGCGCATCTTTTGATGGTTTAGTTGAATCAGAAATCAGCTTTACTGGAACTGGCGCATTAGCATTAAGCACAGTATCTTAATTTAAAAAAGGAAGTTTATGAATATTATAGATAGAGTGAAGGCACATTTTGAATCAAAAGGAGTAAAAACAATAGAGGTTGCTGAATGGGGCGAGGAAGGCAAACCTTTAATGATTTATTCTCAACCAATGACTCTTGCAGAAACAAGAAACTTATTTAAAGGCGCTAAAAACGATGACTTAGGTGTAATGGTTGATGTTATAGTTCTTAAAGCAAAAGATTCAGAAGGAAATAAAATATTTAAGTTAGACGACAAACAAGTTTTGTTGAATAATGCTGACCCAAGTGTTATAGCTAGAGTCTCAAAAGATATTTTAAGTTCAACTTCATACGAAGAAGCTGAAAAAAAGTAAGGCTTGATTCTGAGTTTTATACCATACTTGCTCTGGGTCATGAATTAGGGAAAAGTATGGAAGAAGTTTTGAGTATGACTCAAGATGAATTTTATTATTGGTTGGCATATTTTAAAGTAAAGGCAGATAGAGAAAAACTTAGATATGGCAGAACAGCAACTAAACATAAAACTTAATGTCATTGACAATGCTACTCAGGCTTTCAAATCTGTTAAAGATACAATATTTAGTTTGCGAACAGCGCTTTTGGGAATTGGTGCTGGTAGCGTTGTTAAAAGTATTTTAAATGTTGGAAGCCAAGCACAACAATTAAGAAATCAATTTATATTATTAGCACCATCAATAGAAGAAGGTAAAAAGGCATTTGAAGAATTACAAAAATTTACAGCACAAAGTCCATTACAATCAGATAGCATAGAAAGAGCATCTGAAATTGTTTTTGCATTTTCTAAAAATAGCAAAGAACTAACTGATAATCTTTTTGCAATTCAAAACGCTGCAATTACTTTAGGATTAGATATTGAAACAGTTGCTAGAGAGTTTTCATCATTATCAAGAACTGGAATAGAAGGCGCAAGAGAATTAAAAAGAAGAAACCTAGAATCGTTCTTAGGATTGCAAGAAGGAGTTAAGTTATCTTCTAATGAGATAACTAAATTATTTTTACAAACATTTGGCAGAGGTGGAACATTTGAATCTGCTTCTGATGCTTTTGCAAATACATTCGCCGGCGCTACAAATAAATTTAGAAATTCATTAAAACAAGTCCAAGAATCAATAGCACAAGCTGGATTATTAGATTTCTTTACAGATTTAGTAAATGTATTTACTGATTTAGTAAGAAACAATCCTGAAGCATTATCTAAATTTGTTAAAGATTTTACTTTAGGATTAATAGAAGGAATACAAGCATTTGTATCTTTCACATCTAGATTAATTGAATTATTAAAAGAGCCTTTTAATGCTTTAGTAACATCTATTAAAGGAATTAATGATTTATTAAATTTATTTCCTGATGCAGTTAAAGAAATAGGAATTATAGGATTTTTCTTATTAGGAAAAAAAGGCAAAGCAATAGTTTTAGCAATTCCATTTATTTTAAAAACTATCCATGATGCTTTAAGCATTTTAGGATTAGCAAGTAATGATGTAACTCAAAGCTATGAAAAACAAAAAGATGATTTAATTGGTCAATTTGATTTATACAAAGCATTAGATGAAAAAGCAAAATCTAGAGTTGAGTCAGAAAGAAAAAATGAAGAAAAAATTGCCAAACAAAAACAAAGTGCTGGAGAAACATTATCAATTTATAAGAAATTACTTTCTACTTTAAGCGCATTAAACGATTCAACTTTAAAACAATTAGATTCTGTTGGAACATTTGCTAATATAGCTAATCAAGCAATTTCTGATTTTTCAAAAAGTATAGCTGAGATTATAGTATTAGGTAAAAGTTTAAGTGGAACATTTAAAGAATTCTTGCAAGGAATTTTAGTTAAGATACTTGCATCAACAATAGATTATCTTGTTAGATTATATATCATTCAACCTTTATTAGACAAAATATTAGGAACTGAAAGAGATAGAACAAAAGAACAGAGCAAACAAACAAGTCAATTATTAGAAAATCTAGGAATCAATTATCTTGATTTAGATATTCATAAACAAAAGATTGAAGCTATGAGAGAACAAAATAGCTTATTACAATCTCAACTAGTATTAGAAAATGGAATAGCTGGTGCTAGAGCAGCACAATCGCAATATGGTGGCGGTGGTGGTGGTGGATTTGGTTTTGGAGATATTTTAAGTATTGGTTCTAGTATATTTGGCTTTGCAGAAGGCGGAAATATGAATGCTGGACAACCTTATGTTGTTGGAGAAAGAGGTAGAGAATTATTTATTCCTTCAACTAATGGAACTATGATTCCAAACCAAGATATTTCAGGTGGAACAAATATTAATTTCACAATTAATGCAACAGATGTTAAAGGTGTTAAAGAATTGTTATTAAATAATAGAGCAACAATAACAAACATAGTTAATCAGGCATTAAACGCTAAAGGAAAGTCTAATTTAATATGAGTGGCACATTCCCATCAACACCAACTCCAAGAGATGTAGTTATTCGCTCTCAGCAAAATACTATTGTATCAACTACTGCATCAGGAAGAAGACAAGCAAGACAAATAGATGGTCAAAGATTTGCATTAACATTAAGATTTCCAGTTATGACTAGAGCAGAATTTGCACCTATACTAGCCTTTATAATGAAACAAAGAAGCCAATTAGAATCATTTACTTATACTCCTGCAACTATGGAAGATACTAGAGGTTCTGCTTCAACTGTTATTTCAGTTAATGGCTCTCACTCTGCCGGAGATACTACTATTGATGTAGATGGTATGGGAAATAATTTAACTGGCGTTTTAAAAGCAGGAGACTTTATTAGATTTACTGGTCAAACTAAAGTTTATATGGTTGTAGAAGATTTAAGTTCTAATGGTTCAGGCGCAGGAACAATTACTATTGAACCACCATTAAGAAGCGCTCTTTCAGATAATACAGTTTTAATTTATAACAATGTTGATTTCACAGTAGGATTAACAAGCGATATTCAAGAATTTAATATTGGAACATCTTTATATTATCAGTACGAAGTTGATTTAGTTGAGGTATTGTAATGACAAGAAGTTTAAATGCTTCATTAATATCAGAATTAGCAACTAATAAACTTAATCCAGTAGAATTAGTTTATCTTGGAGTATCAACTGGAACTTATTACACCGACCATTATAAAGATTTAACTTATGATGGAAATACCTATGTTGCATCTTCTTTATTTCTTGGTGCTTCTGAAGCAAATGAAAGTTCTGAAATAGGAGTTAATAATTTAGTTCTTAAATTTTCTGGCGCTGACCAAACAATCATATCTTTATTTCTTAACAATGATTATATGGACAAAAGAGCGTGGGTATATAGAGGGTTCTTAGATGAGAACCAAGCATTAATTAATTATCCATTTCTTTTATTTGATGGAAGAATAGAAAATTTTAATGTTGAAGAAGATGATACTAGTTCAACAGTTTCAATAAGCGTTGCTTCGCATTGGGCAGATTTTGAAAAACAAAAGGGTAGAAAAACAAATACTGGTTCGCAGAAATTACATTTTCCTACTGATGTAGGATTTGATTATGCTTCTCAGGCAATACAGGATATTAAATGGGGCAGAGCCTAATGGACTTATACAAAATCATTCATCTATATAGGCAGTTTAAAAAGTACGATAAATATTCTT